CATGGGTATCTGACCCAACCATCATAACCACACCCGGCAAGGCTTAGCGAAAGGATCAAAGCTAAACCTGCCGCGCGTAGTTTCGGGATCATTTCCCCGTTGATCCGAAAGCTTTGTCAGCTGGATTCAACCAGCGCAAAATTACCGGGACAACAGCTGCCACGCCACCCATTGCCATTGCCTTGATGTCTCCACCGGCCATGTACACGGCCAAAGCTGCTGCTAGATATGAGCGACCCCATGATGCTGCAATTGCTTTTGCTTGATCCATTATTTTTCTCCTTTTGGTCGATCCGGTAAATCACCGGAAAATGGCTCATAATTAGGTCGGCCGTAACCCACCACAAATGAGCGTGCTCCCAAAGCTCTTGATTTCACCATGACTTCGCCGCCATTGCGTTGATCGCCACCGCCTGATGTATTGCCTTCAATGGTCACAATCTGTTTTTCTGAAACCCGAATTACCAAGCCAATGTGATTGATGGTCGTTTTGTCATCGATGATGAAATCAAAGAAAACAAGATCGCCAATCTTTGGCTCGGTGTGCCATCGTTTCATTTTTTTAAAAGCCTCAGCTCCAGCCCGGGTGCTAACAACATTTGGCAGATCAACGCCGGCCATATCGCCGCACCAATTGATGAACGATCCGCACCATGGCAGCTTGTCGGCCTTCATGTGCTTTCCGTACTTTGTCTCGTTATTTCCGGTTTCAGCTGTGCCAACTTCGGCCAAAGCAACCTGAATTAATCGAGGCAATGTGCCTTGTGGAAAGCTACTCATCACCGGTCACACTCGGTGTGGATTGTTCCGCTTGTTGCGCTTCATAGTGAGACTTAGGCATACTGGTAAACTCTCCGTTGCCTCGGTCAATAATTGCATATGTCTCTAGTGAACCATCTGCCATTTGAAAATCTTGGAAAATAATTTTATCCATTTTATAACTCCGCACTATATCCGATAAATCCAGCAGCATTATTATTTGTTACTACGAAATAAGGTCTAAATTGTGTTGCACCCGAAACAGTTAAGTTTAAGGAAGTTGAGTTTCGCGAACCACCACCTGATTGAATCGCAGCAGCCGTAACCGCAATAACGCTAACTCCATCAAAAACTGCAATATTTCCTACATCTAAAGTTGCACTTGGATTTGTTCGCATTGTCACAGGTAACATTGGTGCAAATAAAACTTCAGTTGTGCTTGCTGCAATAGCACTTCCAGGAAATCTGCCAAAGGCTTCACTTCCAGTTTGTCGCCAGTAATACCTCTGGCAAGCGGCTAATTCTCCTTGGATTGTTCCTGTTGCAGTCTGGAAAGCGGTAGCAACTGAACCTGCTTCTACCTGAACGCCCCAAATGCCTATTGTTGCCGTTTGAATACCAAGTGAGCCTGTGCGAGCATTAAAATCTGAACCAGCCGAAGTCCATAACTGAAGTGCAAGAAAACTGCTTGTGCCAATAGTTTTACCTGACACAGATGGAACGGCTACTGTTACGGAATAGCGTACCCAAGAAGTAGTCATTGTTATTTGTCCAGCGTAAGTATTTACATTTGCGCTTCCACCGCTGCCAAAGTTTTGTTGCATCTCCACGGCAATTTTTGGAGTTCCCGAAGTTGCTTTAGCCCAAAAAGAAACTGTTGCTGTTTGTCCTGCAAAAGTTCTAACATCTTCAATTCTTTGTAGCAAAATCGTGATTGTACCTGTCGCAGTTTGTCCTGTTGTTGCAACCTGCGCAAAATTGATTGCTTCATAACCAGCAACAGGTGCGGCTCCTGCGGTAAATGTCTGCGGTGTATAAGTAGCACCACCCGCCGTTCCTAAAGCCCATCTATCAAACCCAAACGTTCCGTCTGTTGTGATGCTTGTAAAGGCTCTTTGATTGATTCTAAAGTCACCATTGATGATTGCGTTTTTACCTGCTGCAAAGTTTGCGTTATAGCGTAAGCCTGTCGAAGTGGAACTATCTGCTACAAGTGTCTCGCCGTTAGAACCAGCTGCGAGATTATCAAAAGTCGCTGATCCTGTGCCAACAATTAAATCACCTTTAGCTGTGATCTCGGTTGCCATTGAGTTTGTAATTGTTACAGCACCCGATGTGCCACCGCCTGAGATACCTGTGCCAGCTGTGACAGCTGTAATATCACCAACATCATTGGTGATCCAAGAAAAATCCATATCTGCATTTGTGGCCTTAGCCAAAATCTGTCCAGTTGTGCCACCTTTGAGATCAACCATCGATGTGTCGATGCCGTCTCCTAAAGCTTCAATTGCTGTTGCGCCATCTTTGACCAAATCGGTGCTCGTTGGCACCGGCCAGCCAAAATTGGGAGTTGTAGTTGCCATTTATGCCACCGATCCGATCGCGTTTTCCCATGTAAGTGTTGGGTTGATTGTATTCCAAGACTCCAAAGCCGACACCTGATTCCATCGGAGTGTCACTTGGGAGAATTCAATTGGTGATGCGTTGATGCTGATTGACAATGCGTTATACGAGGCTCGAAATGTCCAGCCTTCGACATAACCTTGAAAAACGCTGTTCACGATGTTTGCTGGCAAATCCGTAATTTCCAGCGGTAAGCCCATGAAAATGTTCAGCAAATCATCGCGATCTGAATCATCGATTTCCGGTGATCCCAACGGGAATTCGATTGAGTCAAAAAAAGCGCGGGGATAGGCTTTAAGCTGCAAACGCCTTTCGGCAACGGCCAAAGCCTCACCGGCATTTTCCAAATTGGTGTCAAAGATTTCAGCAAATTTGCCGTATTGGGAAATGGATGCCAGATCGCTCACATCAATTTTTGAGTTTTTATAATTCAAAGTAATGAAATTTCGCACATCGCCTGACCGGGTAATTGATTTCAAACCAACGCCAATTGATGTGTTTGCTGAAATTGTGGTGTAGCCATTGTTTTGCAAATATGTTTGTCGGTGTAATGCATCGGCATACCCAATTCGACCGGCTGAATCCTCAAACATATACCCCAATGCAGATTCGGCAATTTGTGATGCCAATGTATAGCTTGAAACAGGATCGGCCGCTCGCGCGACCATTTCATATTGTCCGGGTTGATCTATTTCGCCAAGGCCTACATTTTCAGCATCAGCCCATGTCGTGGTCGGATCGTAATCCTGCCATTGTAAAGCTGGTGCCACTTCGTTCCAATTGTTTAAGAGCAAATCTGACAAAATGGCATATATCTGATCGCCATCAAAATCCTTAGCCAAAGCCAGTTCCCAATTTGCTCGCGCCAACCGAGCCAAAGCTCCCAAAGCTGTAATTCGTGCAGCTGTTGTATATCCGCGTGATCCAGCCGATTGCACCGAAATCTCTAGGTCTGAAATAAAGCCGCCAAATAAATTCACAAATGTGCCGGTTGAATCTTTGATTGAAATCAAAATGTCCGTGCCGACTGTAAATGAATAATCCGTGTTGTCGAAATTGATTAGTTCGACTGAACAATATCCGGCCACAGGTTGTTCATAGATGGAGGTGCGCCCGGATGTAATTCCCAGATTCGCAATCGTTGATGAGCTGTAATCAACACCATTGATCAAAATCTGATATTCGGGATTCCAAAGGCTCATGCAAAGGCTCCGGAACCTAGCGTGCCACGATAAGTCGAATTGTTAAGAATTGTGACAATTTGGCGTGCTACGCCTTCCGGATCAAGCGCGCCATTGACTGTGATGCTGATACCACCACCGCCACCACCTAACATGTGATTTGGGATAATCGAGCCGCTACTGGATGGAGTGAACATTTCTGGGCCACGCTCGCCAACAAGGTATGTTTTTCCAGCAGATACCGGGCCACCAGTTGCGCGAGTGCCTCCAAAAATACGATCAATAATGTCTGCAAGGCCTTCCAATAAAGGATTGCTTTTAATCAAATTTATAAATTCTTTGATTTTGTCAATTGCGTTATCAAAGAAATTGATCAATCTTGAAATGCCTGTAATGACACCCGCAATGGCATTTCCTATTGTTTCAAATGCTACGCGCAAAACTGTGCCGATTGCCGGTGCAAAATTGTCTCGCACAAAAGCGGCAACTGTCTTGAATAAATTGAACAACGGCTGCAAATCGGCTTGATTATCTGTGATGGCATCGCTGATTGTTCTAAAGGCATTGCGTAATCCTGACAATGCCGGGCCAAAAACATTGACCAAAAATGGCCATACATAATCGATGAGATAACTTACCCACACCCGAAATGCTGGGATGACAAAATCTGTCAAAATGTTTTTTATGTCATTAAGTGGTGATTTAAGTTTTGAACCTAAACTGTCCGAAAGATTTTGGAGTGCTGGGATAACTGTATTAACAAAAGTTGTAACCATTGGTGTGATCGCATCAAGGATAAATGATCCGACTGTTTCTTTGCCTTCATCAAATGCAATCCTGAGGCGATCCATTTTGCCTTGGAATGTCTCAGCTTTGACCGATGCTTGATTTTCAAAAGTATCTGCCAGCTTCTTTGTAATCTCATCCATGGAAAGTGTTTTGAGCGTTGCAGCACTTAGGCCGACACCCAATTTTCCTAAAGCGGCTGTGTTGCCTTCTTGAGCTTTTGCCAACGCATTTGAGACGGCCTCGAGCGATTTACCGCTACCGGCAGCAATGTCAATGGCCAAGCCTTGCAATCTTTGTGCTCTTTCGACATCGCCTGTGGCACGGGCTAAACGCTCAAGCGATGGTCGCAAATCATCATCGGTTACGCCAAAAGCCAATGATGTTTTGGTTATGTAATCCTCTGTGCTCTTAATTTGGGCATTGGTGGCACCTGTGACATTGCGTAAAGTCAATGCCAATCTTTCCTGTGCGGCTGCATCTGCAATGGCCGCTTTGACCCCATCAACGGCCAATTTGCCAGCATAAACGGCTGCGGCAGCTCCAGCTGCGGCAAATGCCAATCCTGCTTTTTTGCTGAAATCACCTAGCTTTGACCCGAAAGATTGAACCTCTTTGCTGCCGGTGTCTAGGCTTTTTTTAAGCTGATCAATATCGCCAAGAATTGAGAGCTTGAGTGTTCTTGATTGACCGGCCATCACCACTCCTTCAAAATCTTAGAAAACGCTGTCTCCCATTGGGCAATAATATGAGGCTGTTCTTCTCTCAATGTTGGGTAAATGAAATAGCCTCGGGAGCCTCGACCTTGCTTGCCTGACCACACCGGGAATTGCTTAAACTTATTTGATCCAAATTCGTATCCGCCCCAAAGCTGCTGAGTTGTACCGCCTCCGCTAAATTTCTGTGACACAAAGCCAAATGAGATTTCGCCAATTTTTGATGACTTGCTTACCCGTGACCCATCTGCGATTCGACCGGCTGCATTGTTAGGCCGACCAGCGGCGCTGCTTTTGATCTTTGATTGCAGATAAGTGGCCAATCCATTTGAAACGCCTTTGGCTTGTGCAACAGCTTGCTCATCCATAGCTTTGAAAGCTCTGATGATGCCGCGCAAATCACTCTTGTCATAAGTGATTGCATCAGTTGCCATTGCGCTTCTCCAATATCTCAAATGCGGTTAAAACATCCTCAGCGGTTTGAAACTCCGATCGTGGCAATCCGGTCGATATTGCTAACTCCCAAAGGAGCCGATTTATGCTTCCGGATTGGTAGCTTTTGGGGTATCAGTCTCTCCCATGTTTATGTCGGTGACTGTTTCACACCACACATCAAATGCTTTGACTGGCTTGCCACCAGCTTCGCGCTTCATTGCGTGATATGCCAAAAACATCAGATCGGCAATGCCCAGCTTGTCTTGTACTTGCTGGATTGTGTTGCCTGTCTTTTGTTCCCACTTCATCCACTCCGGTGGGAGCGCGGTATAGGTCGCGCTCTCCCCGGCGGTGTATTCAATTGTGATTGCTAGTTTCATTTTTGCTCCCGATTCTCTTTTTAGCTAAATGTTTCGGTTGGTGTTCCAACGACTGTCAATGTCCATGTGTCGGTGAGTGCTCCTGGAGCAGCTCCACCGGCTGTTGGAAAAATTGGCAATACATTGAAAGTGAAAACGGCACCTGTTACAGCTGTGAAAGAAACCGCGACAGTTGTGTTTGGTGCGGATTCAGCGTTTGACCACATTGACTCAAACAATGATCCAATGCCGCCTGATGCGCCCCAGTCTTGCAAAAGCTCAATTGTAAAAGTCCATTGTGTATCGATCGATTTGTAGGCACGGCCATCGAGTGTTTGATATGTTTCAATGATCGTGTCACATGAAAGCGTGGCCGATGTGGTCTGTGCATCGTATAACTTTGTGTCCAAAGTAAATGACACATCGCGGCCGGTAATGATTGTTGTTGGCATTTTTTTTCTCCTTAATTGGTGTAGTAAGTGCTGACTTGTAAATCGGCCGTGAGGTATTTACCTGCACCGACTTCCAATGGCTGTGGTTGATTGACATTGCCGACTTCGTAACCGACCGGCATTGTGCTGATGATGCTGATCATCAATTGTTCAAGATTGTCCAAAGCTGCCGCGTTGTTCATATATGCAACTACGCCTGTGACTGTAAGATTGACTTTGACTCGGGTTGTGCCTTTTCCAATTAAAACGCTTTCAAGATACGGCGCATCCGGGATCAAACAGATGCTTGGTGATGTCATTGTCTCTGGAATTCCGTTGTACACATTGGCAGCAATGGTTGAAAGTGCTGTTTTCAATGGTGTGCGGATTTGGGTTTCGATGGTCATTGGCACATCGTTTCGACATCGATGAATGGCCCAAGGAGGCCGATCACTCTATTGGTCAAGCTGCGACCAAGCACAAATGGTGACGGCTGAAAATTATCTGACATGATTTGGTTGCCCGGAGCTGTGATGCTTTGAAAGATCTCAACCGCTACAACCAAAATTGCGTTTTCAATCGGTGGTGTGTTTGCGTACAAAGCCGCTGCCGATCCACCGCTTAATGTCGCTATTGCCGCTGGAATAAACGGCAATGGATAGTCACGATCAGCGGCAGCTGTTGCAGCTGTAAAAGTGTAAGGCTCAATCCGATCATCGGTGACTGTGTAGGTCGCGCTGTAAGCTCCGGCCCCGGTAACAACAACAGATTGACCCGGCACAAAGTAATTTGGCCGCATTGTGGTGAAATAAATGACGGAATCACTCACATTGGCAAAAGTCACCGATGATTGGTATTGCGTAAGTAAAGGCAAAACTGTTTGCTCAGCGGAATCTATAAATGAATCCAATTGAGCATCACTATACAAAGAAACCGAGACACCAAGAATTGCTCTCAGCTGTGCGGCTGTGACTATTGCTGGCATCTCGGTTCCTTTCGTGTCAGTAATGTTCGGGAGCGACCATTACCGATAGTGAGTTATTTATGGGAGGTTGTTGAATTGTGCACCATTTGGCACCTTGGCAGCTAGTGCGCCATAGCCGTAATACAGGATATCAATTGTTCCATCGCTGTTGATGTTGGTGCGTAGCGTAAAGCGTGGAGATTCGTACCATGTGTATGAATCTGGGTTCACAACTACCATTGACGAATCGCCAGCGGCTGTTGTTGTACCAGCGTTACCAAATGAGCGTGAAACATAAAGATTTAGACCCGGTGAAACTACACCGCGCAATGAATCACCTCGGACATTTCCTGCCTGATTGCTAGGTTGTGCCGCATTGTATAGCGGTGTGCCATTGTCGTTGTATCCCATGATGTTGCCCCATTGTGTTGGTGAAACGATCAATGAGCGGGCAAAACCAAGTGATGCGCCATAAACAGCTGCGGCTGCCTGAGATGTGTATCCAAGGAATCCGGTTGCTGAATTTGCTGCCTGTGCTGTTGTGGTAGTGACTGCTGCTTGCATTGCTGCGAGTGCATATTCATCAGTTTCCTTTGCATATGCAAATTCAAGATTCTGGAGCAAAGCTGTTAGGTACTCCGGACGGCTGCGGTCGATCAATTCGACTGTTGAAATTGCGCGGCCTTTGAAAGGCTGAACAGATACAGAAAGAAATGTTGCTGAAAGTGATGTGTCTGTAATTGCGCCATTTTCGGCAATTGCATCAACGCTGGGCACAGCGGTTACACGAGGCAACTCGAAGGTCATGCCTTCGGCAACCAATGTTTCGCGGCTGATGCCATCGATGCAACCACGATCAGCATTTGCAAGTGCATTGATCACCTGTGTGCTTTGTGGTGTTGGAACCATGCCGGGTGCTGTTGATGTTGTGTTATCGGCAGCCTTTACATATTGGCGTGAATCCTCATCATGCAAAATTGTTGCCTTGAGGTAGTGCTCGAGGTATGAAACCTTGTTCACAATTGGTGAGCGTGGTGCTGTGTAGTAAGCCGGGCGTGATGCCTGTACTGGTGCGGCGACTTCTGGAGCTGCTACCGGTTCAACGGCAGGAGCGGTGACTTGTTCGGTAGTGTTTTCCACTTTGTCTCCTTCATTTGGGTTTGTTGTATCTGTAACTGTTTCAGTTTCAGAATCTTCTGATGCGGCAACTTCTTGCACGCGAGCTGATCGCACAGCTGGTTCAGTAACCAATGCAACGGCTGTGAGCTGCCCATTAAGCACCTTCATGGTGCCATCCTTTTGCATTTCGTAATTGTCTACGGCCAACTCAATGGAAAATCCATCGCGTAAGCCTTCCATAGCCTCTGTCAATGCATCCGTGCCGGCTGTTGTATTGGCGATTTTAAATGTAGCCGTCATTTCCTTGTCGTTCACACTCATGGCGATACTTTTTCCGATCCTGCGTGTATTGTCATGTTCAAGGTTTAAAAAAACATCTTGCGGTTGGATTGATCCACGAGCAAAAACAACTTTGCCGGTTGATGCATTTGCGTGCTCATTAAAAGCAACGATGCGACCGGTGATTGTGCGTGAATCCGAATCAGCTGCCGTGATTTGCATTGGTGTTGTTAGCTTCATGAGATCATGTCCTCCATTTGTCTAATTTCTTGCGTAGTAATTGCCCCGATATCAAATAAAATCTTGTAAATTTCTGCACGCTCTTTTTCTGATCCGCGCAAGTATGCCTTGAGATCAAATTCCACGCGCTGCGTTGAAGGCGTAAAATCTGGCATTGATAGCCTGCTGCTAATGCTGTTCATCAGCGGCAAAAGCGAAAAGTCCAACAAAGTTTGACGCGCCGTTTGGGCGTTTGCATAAGTCATGGATGATCCAGTCGGCGCATCAATAAAGTAGGCCGGAATTCCCACGGCTCGTGCTAATTCTGTTGCAATTATTTCGCGAGCCGCATTAAGGCCAATTTGTTCCGGTGAAAATCCGACTGTTGTCAATTCAACATCTGCATTAAGAAATGCGGTGCCGCGATTTCTACGAGCTGCGCCCCATGCATCCAAAAGTTTTGCAATGCGATCAGCTGGCAATGCTGTGCCGTTTGATTTCAAAACCATCGATGGCACCGGCTCTTTTGCGTACATTGCAGCTGCTCGCTCAAGCTCTGCACCAGCACGGATTGTGCGACCAGCGCGATTTAATAAACCTTCATCGTTGCCGTAAAACACGACAAGTGATCCGACACCAGTCATTGGCACACGCGATCCATCGACTGTGTAATATTCAATTTGAGTGCCGATTGAGTTTAAGAAAACGCCAACGCGATTGGGAGCCACGCGCCACATTT